AGCCGCGTTACGGTGAAGTCGGCGGCGGCCGGCGATCTGTTGGAACTCTCGCCTAACGACCTTATCAAGGCGCAGACGAAGTTCGTGAACTGGAACTACGACATCAAGGATGGCGACATCGATTGCGTGATGGATGCCGCCTACATGGAGCAACTTCTTTCGAATCCGTACCTCACGAGCCTGCTGACCAAAACTGCCGGTGAGATGCGTCCGATGTTGGGCAAGTACTCTGCCTTCAACTTCATGTCGCGTTCGACGACTTCGGCCTACGACACGGCGACATCGAAGGTTGTCGATCCTGAACTTTACTGCGACGGCAAGGTTCAGGCGAACGGTACCATTCCGGAATATACCGCGCCGGTACTGGCCGCTACTGCATACGGATTGGCTATTAGCTTCATCCCCTCGCAGGTTATTCTGGCGATGGGCAACACGAACGTACATGTCGTTGCCGATCCGAACTCGTATGGCTGGAAGTTCTCGATGGATATGCGTTTCGGTGCCGGTAGCGCTCGTAAGGGCGGCAAAGGTATCGTGAACATCGTACCGGCTAAATATACGGCTCCTTCGCAAGGTTAAGTTTCCACGTTGCCCGGCCTATTGAAAGTGGTCGGGCAGCGTTACTACCAATCTGACAAATTATTCACTATGGTAAACTATAAAGACGAGTTTTTTGAAAACCTTCTGATCGTTACGGCGAAATTCGGAAAGGTATTCATTACGGACGACGGGAATATGTATCGTCAGCAGTGGCAGGCAGAATCCCGCATGACCGACGCCCTTCGGGTTCATAAGCAGGTTCGGTGGTGCTCGATAGAGAAAGGAAAGGAGCCTTTGACTTGTGAGGATCTCGACAAGATGTTTGACGCGCAGTTCGCCAAGTCCATGAGCGCACGCAATGTCTCCCCGGATTCTGCGGAGCAAAAAGCCGACGTTCCTTCTATGACGCTGGAAGAGGCGCGGGCCGAACTTGCTCGTCGGCGCAATTCCGGACAAGAAGGCGCTAAACCGGGGCGAAAACCGGCATCTAAAGTATAACAGTAAAATTCGATATTATGGCAAGAACAGGTGTAACCGTCGAATTGCAGGATACCGCGATCGGCACTTCTTCATCTAATGAAGGGGTGGCGATGCTGGTACTTCCCGTATCTTCGGCATCTCCTCTTATAGATACCCCCGTCCTGGTTGCTTCTTTGGAAGAAGCGCAGGAACTGTCGGATTATTCCACGTTGGACGATGGAGCCAAATTCCAGGTTTCGGAGTTTTACTCGAAGGCAGGGAGCGGGTCTAAATTGTGGCTGATAGGCTATGATTATTCGGCAGAAAAAGGTATTTCAGCAATACAAATGCCCGCTATTAAACAGGCAATCCGACAAACCACCGCTACGCTGTGGGATAACAGACCGCGCCTTATCGGGTTCGTATATCCCAGCAATACCACAGTTCCGGATTCCGGTCTTGCGGAGGATTTGACGAAAAGTCAGGGAGCAATCCAGAATGTACAAGGCTTGATCCAGGATATGTTCGCGGAAAGTTATCGTATGGTGGCAGTACTGGATGCCGGACGTATCGGGCAGAACATTAACAATTTGCCCAGCGGCGATACGTACAATGCCTATGGCGTTGCACTGGCTTTGACAACTCCCGATCCGACATACACCGCCGACGTAGGCCGCGCTCTCGGTATTCTTGCCGGGATCAATCCGGCGCAGTCCATCGGTCAGATGACTTTGGGAAGCGTAAGCCCGGTTGATTATTTCGTCAATGCCACGACAGCGAATGCAGCGACCAATGTCGCTGTCGTATCTCGGAGTGTTATCGACGACATCGGAGCCAAGCAGTACCTTTTCACCCGCACCCGTCCCGGCAACAGCGGTGTTTACTACAATGACGGTGCGACGCTCAACAAATCGACCAACGCTCTGTCGGCGATTGAGTTCGTGCGCGTCGCAAATGGAGTATGCGACGATGCGGAGTATTATTTCCAGCAACTCATCAATACCCAGGTTCCGGTTACAGCTTCCGGTGACATCAATGCCGGGTACAAATCGGCGATCCTGGCTACATTCCGCAGCAACTATATTCAGCCGCGTTTGTCGCGCGGCGATGCGAGTGAGATCGAGGTTACTTTGGAGGCCAAAGACGGTAACTTCGTGAAAAGTCGGGCCTTTGCAATCACGATCCGCATCCTGCCCAATGCCACGCTGCGGGAGGCATTTGTCACCACTTTCTTCGTAACATCTTTAGAGTAGTACAGAACATGAATCATCAGGATATAATCGTAGCGGGCGGCGAGGTGCAGATGTACCTCACGCTCTCGAACGGAACCTGCTTGTCTATCGATACCGGTACCGAGCTGTCCTATACGTTCAGCCAGAATATTCAGGAAATATTCGCTATCGGCTCTTTCGATCCGATTGGCATTCAAAAGTCAAATGCGACCTACACTGCCAATCTTTCGTTTCAGGAAGGAGAGCAGCAGACCCTTATCGATGCGATTAACGCTACGCTGCCCGCAACAGAGCAGATTGCGGTTATGAGTCAGCTTAAGAATTTCAGCATTTCATGGAGCTACCCGATGAAAGGGTTAGCGACCCCTCGCACCGTCGTATATACGCTTCTCAATGCAGTGGTGCAGGAACAGGGCGGCAGCGTGAATCGCAATGATGTCGAAACGATCGGTTCCTTGTCTCTGCGAGGTACAGGCGTGCAGCGCAACATCGTGCCACTGGTCTGAAAAATCATCGGGGCGGACGGTTGTGCCGCCCCTTTATTAACAACTAAAAATGTATTAAATTATGTCCAGAACAAATCCTATCACTACCTATCCCGTAAAAGTCACCTATTTCAAACGGGGTGCGGACGGCAAAGGCGGCCTTGTCGAGATCGAAACATCCGCAACGGTTAATGTTTGCCGTCTTTCCAGGACGAGCGTCGAACATACCAAGTTTGGCTTGTCGCTTATTCAGGCTGGCCGTGACCTCGACGAAACGGCCGATCTTGCCTGTCGTTTCGTCAAGATGACCATCGACGACGAAAAGGTCGTTAAAGACCTTCAGAACGATATGATGGCCTGCATTTCCCTGTTCAGCAGTAAAGAGGTGCAGGAGGACCTCAACCGTTTTTTAGCGACTTGGGGCCTGCTGGCAGAAGACGAGGCCCCGCGTCAGCAATAACCGAAGAGCTGAAGAAATACATCACGGACGGCGATCCGCTTCTTTACAAAAAGATGGTCGTGTCCTATATCTTCCATGAACCGATTATGGGACTGGAAGATAAGATGTCGGCCTATGACATCGACAAGTATTATACTGCGGCTCTGGTAATCATCGATTCAATCCTTTTTGCACCTTTTAAGAGAAACTGATGGCAGGTAATATGGTATATAGCATTCAGCTCCAGCTGCGGGTCGATGATTCGCAGTTGGACGCTACGATTGCCAAGCTCGGAACGCTCAAGAAGGCGGCAAAGGAGATCAATGAAAAAGCCACTGCGGGCTATTCCAAGAAGAAGAAATTAACAGACGAGGAAATTATTGCTCGCTCGGCGCGAAAGTGGAAACAGCGCAATCTGGAGGAGCGGCTTAACATCGGCGCTCGCTGGCACCTGCGCCAATTCGGACAGTGGCGCTTCTCGCAGGCGGGCTGGCAGAACGGGCTGGGCGTGTTCCAAAAGCGGGTCAAGACCTTTCAGAACAGCTTCTTCAACAATGTTTCCTCTTTCTCCGGCTTGCGGTATAATGCCGTCAATCTGGGGAAAGTCTTTACCTCACTGACGGGTGTCGTGGGAAAAGCTATCCCGGCCCTCGGTGCGTTCGGCCAAGTAGCTATAGGGGCTGCTAAGATATGGATGGGTGTGCACGCGTGGCGCCTGGCGTCCTCCGGGTTGCCTCTTCTGATCGGCACCAAATTGTTGAACTCGAACAATATGGCGGAGGCGGCCTCCAATCTTATGCAGATGCGGATGGCGGAGAAAGGGTTGGGCGGCAACTACCAGGCGACGCTGAACCGTGCGACGCAGTTAGCGGCCGAATATGGTTTCAGCCGTGTCGGGATGCTGAATGCGATGAATATGTTTACGGGCTTGAACGTGGACGGCAAGAAGCTGACCCCGGAGGAGGCGTCGCACCTGGCGGAAGTTGTCGGCAAGATCGCTCACGTGGGTGGTTTGAGCTTCGATCGTGTGAACCGGAATATCCAGCAGCTTCTCGCAATGGCCGTACCGAATAGTCGGGATTTGAATGAACTTACCACACAGGCGCCATACATCGGCAAGCTGGCGATGAATATGATGGAGGAGCGGGGTGTTCAGGGCGATTACCGCGACTGGCTCAAGAACAAAAGCAACCTGCGCTCGGTGCTGGATGAGTTTAACGAGCTTGTCGAATCGCATCCGGTAATGAAGGCTAGAGGACAGATCGCGCTGGCCAAAGAAAACTTCTGGATGCGTATTGCCGATGGCCTTTCGCCCTACTGGGACAAGATCGCCCAAGCCAACGAGAAACTGTATAGCTGGCTGGGCGATAAGATCGTGAGCTGGGCAAGCAATATCGACGTGGATAAATTCGGTGAAAAACTGGAATCTTTTGTCACCGAACTATCCGTATTGACATCGTCGATTGGGCCTTTAGTCGCTAAACTTATCGAATGGATTGACGAACTCATCGGAAAATCCAAAGAGAAATTTCCGGAAGTGATTTTAGGCCCTGATGGTCAAGTAATATATACAGGCAAAAAAATAAAAGGCAGGGAAGGGGAGGCACAACTGAATGAAATTCATTTGAAAGCACGCGAAAAAGTTGCGGCAGCAAACCTTCCTGAATTATTGCCAGATATTACAAGACAATTAGATTCGATGGGCGTTAAGATTTCCCCCGACAGCCTCTCTGCCAAATTGAAGGACACGGTATTGACTCATAGAATTGCTTTAACAAATGAAAATTTTACATACGATAAATATGAGAAACAATACCGAAAATGGAATCAGGATTCAATCGGATATGCTAATCGTTGGCGTGATGAGTGGTATTTGAATAATCCGGGAAAAATGAATCCATCAACAAGCGGTACATTGCTGGAGGCTGGACGCTACGTTCCTAATAGGGAACAAATGCTTGCCAATGTAATGAGCTATTTTGCTGAAACTCATAATAGAGAGCAGTTTGAAAAGTTGTTCGGCGGAGCCGCAGATGCCGATGCACAGCAGCTATCCGACCTGTCCAAAGGTTCTAAATCGGTTTTCATCAACTTCAACAAGGAGATTGTTGATATGGATATAAACATCGCCTCGGTGGAGAACATCGAGGAGCTGGGCCGCAAGCTGGAACCCAAGATCGAGGAGGTAGTAGTGCGGGGATTGACGATCGCATTGAACAACGCAACCAGTGTAACGTAATATGGCAAAGATAGCAAATGAAACCAGTACCGAGAGTAAGATCGACCGCGTTATAAATTCAGCGAAAGAGGTCTTTTCCACACCGGGGAGAGCTATCGGCGGCATTACGGGGCCTGTTGCCGATGCCATTAACAGCGGGCTGTCTGCTGCGAAACTCGTCCTTGCCGAAACGGGAGTATGGCGGCAGGTATTTACCAATGGAGGAAGTCAGAGAACCGGAAAGCCGACACCGGAAGAGCTGTTGAATCAGGTCGCCAAATCGCGCTTCGACCGCTCGACACTCAATAGGCCTATTTTTACATCCGAAGAATTAGATCGGACGGAACCGACAACTGATTATTATATCGCTTTCGACGAGTATCTGATGCCTGTCGGATTCGATATTTCCATACAGGGGAGTAAGCTGATAAGCCGTTCGCAGCTTGTCGATGGACCTACGATTTTCGAACGGATTGCCAACGAACCGACAAGCGTTAATATTTCGTTCAAGCTGGAATCCAAACCGAACTCTGTCGATTTGCTGAATCCTTATAAGCTATCGTCGGATGTTGTCATCAATAAGGAAATAGGGTATGGTATTGCCGCAGAGTTGGCTGAATTATTCCGGCAGATCAAGGCTGAAGATCGGGTATTTGAAATTGAGAACCCGATTCTCAATGACAAGTTTAATATCTTCAATGTCGTATTGGAGAGTTATTCCGTCACCCCGGAGCGAGGTTCCACGGTGTGGGAGGTAAGCCTCGATCTGTTGGAGGTGAATACGGATTACGCCCTGTTGTATGTCGAAAACAGCGACGGAGCGCAGGCGGAACCACCGACGGCTAAAACCAACGTATAAGTTATGAGCGGCAAGATTGTCGGCAATTACTTTATCTGCAAGAATGAAGTTTTCATCGAAGGGCGCTCCATAGGGCCCTTTACTTCGTTCACTACGGAGGATTCGCGGGACAACATATTCGGTACCGCCAATATCCGTATGCCGTTTTATACGATTCTCAAAGAGAAGTCATCGGGGGATGCGATCGGTAAAAACGTCAAATCATACATCCGTATAGACCAACAGGATGCCCAAATTATAATGGGAGCGCACGTAGTTGTAAAACTGCGTTACATCTGTGGATTCAACGGCTACGAAATGCCGGAGATCGTCGCTTTCGACGGCTTCGTGAAAAATGTAGTATGCGGTTTTCCGACGCAGATACAGTGCGAAGACGGCGCTTTTGTCCTGCGTTTTGGTACAATCGCCAAAAGCTGGACGCAGGAAACCGCCGTAAAGACAATGATGCAGGAAATCATCGAGGTCGCCAACCCTAAATTTCAGGAGTACCGGGACAGCATGAAGCTGGCGGATGACTGGAACCGGCTTACCGTCGATGACAAGTCTATGGAAGGCAGCTTCGTTCTTTCTACTTGGAAAGGCATATCGCCGTTTTTCGCACTGGAGCGGGTTATGGGGATGTATAATCTCTACTCTCGTGTAGATACCGACGGCAGGCTGTATTGCGGTGTAGGTATTACGGAGAACGCCAAAGAAACGGTGCAGCTCGATACTTCGGTCAATGTCATAGATCGGGACATCAGCATCAATAACGGCTTTTTCGACAAGTATCGCGTGGTGGTTAAATACATCAGCGGCGGGAAGCTCTACGAATACGAAACGGGAGCGGATAACGGAGAGGTGGTGTCGCTGCCGTATATCAAATGCCGGGACGGGGAGATCGCCAAGCAAGTAGGAGATGCCGCATTGTCGGGCCTGCGTACCAACAGCAACAAGGGTACCATTACGACGATGCTATATCCGACGGTTCGGCTTTTCGACTATGTACAATACAAAGATACCCTCTTCGATGATCTGTCGGGGGGATATTATGTGATAGGGCACTCTTACCGGTGCGATGAAAACGGATTTCACCAGGTGCTGACAGTAACTGATAAAACCCTCGTATTTACGGGACAATAGTGATATGGGACAGGAGAAATTCAACAGGATGATGGCTTCATTGGGGCGCGATTTGCGTAACCTGATAGGCAGAAGTAAGACTGTGGCTTTTGTGTATGGCACGGTCAAAGAAGTGGACACGGAAACGAACACTATGAGCGTTAGCATCGACAGCGAGGTTACTTTACCGGACATAAGCCTCGCGCCCATACAGGGCGGTAATGCTAACGCTCTATTATACCCCAAAGTCGGATCGGTCGTTATCGTGGGTTTTGTCGAAGACCGGCCGGAACTGTCATTTGTCGTGGCGATGACGGAGGTAGAAGAATTACGCCTACAATTCGACTTCGACAGCGATCCGGCCGTCGATTACATAGTGGCAAATACCGGATCTGTCACAGTATTCCGTGCCCAAGATGAGAACAACTATACCAGATTCAATCTTAATCGGATTGCGGCTAATCTATCTTTGTTTCGGAACGGTCAATTACAGACACGAATCGGAGTGGCAGATAGCCAGCTAACTCTGCAACAAGGATCGAATAGTGTGATTATATCTGGCTCTGAAGTGAATATAAACAACGGCCATTTAACGATAACCTGATGGGAAAGTATATTGCTGTTCAAGGGTGTACGCTGGAGTGTACCCCGGCGGCGACGGCGCAGATTGCTACTTCTCCGAGCACGACGACGAAGGCGGATGGTAAAGCCTGTTACCGGGGTTCGCTGACAATCACTGTCACGAATGCCACGGCCGTAACGGATGGGAACGGCGCGGGAACAGGAGTGATAACCGGTTCGGCGCAGGAAGTGAGGATCGACGGGCAGCCTGCGGTGCTGGAGGGGGACAAGGTTCAAATCACCGTTTCCGGAACTTCCGGCGGGAATCCGGCTTCCGGTACGGTGATAGTTAAAATCTCGCAGGCGGGGCAGACTTATGTATCGGCTTCGTAAGGTAAACCTATATTTGTAGCGTATGCAGGATATTCGATGGGATTTTGTCAGGAATGACGTTGCCGTAGTACAGGGTGACGACGGAGGGGATTTTGCGGTCGCTTCGACATGCAGCCAGCAAAACGCCCAACTGCTTTTCATCAAATCCTGCGTGAATATATTCCAGCCCCAATACGGAACAGCGATGGAAGAAAGGGCTTATAATATCACCGACGGGGAGGTACAGCGCATTGTCACCCGGGCCAAATCGCAGATCAGGGAAGATGGCGCATCCCAGATTTCCATCCTGTATTCCCGAAATAGTGAAGGGTTGTACGATTTCGAAATAGGGGCCAAATATGCAGGAGAATAGGAATGGATTACGTGGTTAAAGGCGGAGAAACGATTTACGACGTATGTATCAATGCGAACGGCTCCCTGTATGCGTTGGATGAGAATCTGGACCTTAACGGCTTGGACAGCTATACACCAACGCTGTATGCCGGGCAGCGGCTGACCGTATCGGACATCGTTCGTAACAATGCCGCAACGGAGGTAATGGAGGAACACCCGCTAAACAGTGTTTCGATTCCTGATGCTGATCTCAATGCGTTATTTGACGAAATATCCTCGGCTTTGGCCCCTAATTTTATTACGGCGGAAGGGAGCTATTTCCAAACACAAGATAATCAAATATTAACTGTTAGTGACTGATGAGTTTTTACGACGATATACGCACGAATATTAAAATACTGGTGCCGATCCTGAATAATACGAGTTCCTCGTCCATTGTGAATCGAATTATATCAACGGTTGCGTCGGTCTTAAATATTGTCAAGTTGGAGATCAGCAATTCAGAACAAACGGTCGAATCGTCTGCCCGTTCCTTAAAGGTAATGGGACGTCAATATTATATCGATACGGCTCTTGCCTTCCAATATGGGGCGTCCCTGACCATCGTCGATTCCCAAACATATCGATACCTTAGATTTGCGCAGTAAACAGGAGATGAGATAGAGTTGGTAATTTTGTAGAGAAGAGGTTAGCTAAAAGAAAGGGAGGCAGGGAGTGAACCAGGTATCGATAAGAATTCAAGATTCATTTCCATATTAGGACTCTTTGTCTTTCTTGAACCGAGACCTGAATAAGAATTTAACCTTTCATTGTTAAGGTAGTTAGGATAGGTTCAAGTTCCTTTCTCTCAATTTGATGGTCAAAAACAAAAGTAATGGACAATTTTTATTTCATCGGGGTTGACGTCAGCAAAAAGAAACTGGACTTCTGCGTACTATTCGAGGGTAAGGTTCTGCGCGAAGAACAGGTAAGCAACCACCAGCAGGCTGTCGCCAGACTGATCGGCGAGTTGAAGAACGATTTGGAAATGGATAACGAACAGTTTTTAATCTGTGCCGAACATACGGGGCAATATACTTTCCCTCTGGTATGTGCTTGCAAGTCGGTCGAGTGCAAACTTTGGTTGGAGAACCCGTCCCAGATCAAATATTCATCCGGTATGCAGCGGGGCAAGAACGACAAGGTGGATGCAAAGCGCATAGCCATTTACGCTTCACGGTTCGGAGATAAGGTTAAGTATTACGACCGTCCCACCGAGGAGATAGAGAGGCTTAAACAGTTGGAGAGGGAGCGTGCGCTTTACGTTACCGACCTGGCTAAATACAAAGGCCAGATGTACGATCAGAAAGATTTTATGCCGGCGGCGCTTTATCGCAAGAAAACAAAGCGGATGAAAGGCTTAATACAGGAACTACAAGCGGCTATCGATGCGATCACTGCTGAAATGGAGAAGATCATAGGCTCAACGGAAGTGCTTGCGCGCCAGATGGAACTTTTAATGTCGATAGACGGTGTAGGTAAAGTGGTAGCTCTGAATGTGATTATCGAAACAGAAGCGTTCTCCCGCTTCGACAATCCCAGAAAGTTCTGCTGTCACGCAGGTGTCGCTCCGTTCTCATACACATCCGGGAGCAGCCAGCACTCCAAAAACAAGGTCTCGCATAGGGCCAACAAGAACATAAAGAAACTGCTACATATGGCAGCCGTATCGGTAACTCATCGTAAAGAGGGTGAACTAAAGGCCTACTATATGCGGAAAGTAGAAGAAGGAAAGAACAAAATGTCGGTAATCAATGCGTTACGTGCTAAAATCGTGGCCCGTATGTTCGCCGTCATCAAAAGAAATGAAGTTTATACTCCTATTTACTCTTAAAAAACTTGCAAAAACCATAAGAATATGGATATGCGACAATAAATCCGGATCAGCAGATCATCAAACAGTTGGCCATCTCGTCCACGGACAATGGCTTGATTGTCATGAAGGTAGCGAAGATCGACAATGACGGTTATATTACGCCGTTGCTTGCAGGCGAGTTACAGTCTTTTTCGGATTATATGAACAGCTTTCTCCCATTGGGGTTTCAGATGCAGATTACCAGTGCGGCTCCGGCAATTCTGAACTGTACATCCCTCTATATTCGTTATTCCAAAGAATATTCCCTGTCTGTGATCTGGCAACAGATTGGAGAGGTGCTGCTCTCTTTTCAGGCTGCTCTGCGGGGAGATGACCCCCTGTATGTGAACGATATAGAATCTGCAATAAAAAGTGCTCCGGGGATTCGTGACGCTTATTTCAATAATATATCCGTTACGGATTCAAGTGAGGAAGAGCCGATTACTCCTGTCAATGGGCAGATAACCATTCCCGCAGGATATTTCAACTTTGCTCGTGAGCTGGTGGAGATGCAAAGTGTTAATCCAGGAGAGCCGACGGGAAAAAACGACATCTATATATCTCCGGTGTAATGATACGATCCATTGATATAAAACAACTGATATTTCAAGTGCTACGGCCCAATTATGCCCTGACTAATGGTCTTCGCACAGAAAAGGGATATTGTTCTCCCCAATTAAATACCTTGTATCGATTTATATTAAGTCTGATATATCCGTTATTACCTACCCTGGAAAGCTGGGATCGAATCCGTCGTAAGTCGTATGCGATAGCAGCTTGTCAATACGGTCAGGCGCAAGTTTTAGGCATCCTCAACAAATATTATGGGCAGTACGGACAAATAAGCATCCAGGTCAATAGTGCAGATATGGTCTATTTTTATACTGCCGGAGAGGAGGGTGCTGTTCCTGTATATATATACTCTTATAATGATAACCTGATGAAGGACCCAACATTGGCTCACTTTCCCAAGTACGACCAATGGCATTCGAACGGTACTTACGTTTTCGAAGAATACGAAGGAAGGGAATGTATGACAGTAACCGCCAATAAAGGGTACGGTATATATTGGGCCGGCGCCGATTTTAGGGCAAAAACGGGAGTCGTATCTGGAGATTTCCTGACAGTATCAGCCGACGTATTTTGCGATACGGCACCGACGAAAATAAATTTGGGAAATGAGAATGAATTTGTAAATGTTCCTGTCGAGCAAGCTGGACGTTGGATAAGATTGTCGCATTCATACAAATACAATGACGGATCGATATGTATTTACTATCGGGGAGATGCCGGCAAAGCGGGATTCTGTAACGTCAGTATCGAAGCCGAGAATAAGGCAACAGAAACTGCTAATACCCCGACTTATTTTTATACGGAGGGGTCTTTGTTTGGCAACTCCACAACTGTTGTTATTCCCAAAGAACTGGCAGATAGCAATGATTATGATGATTTCATAGCCGATTTGAACGCTATGTTACTGTATGGCATCAAAGTGGAGCTAAAAATAATATAATATGGCTGTTTTTGAATATTTGACATCTGCACCTTCCGGGGGTAATCCCGTATATATTTCTGACCTTACAAAGTTTGCATCTTTGATTCGGGATTTGGGGGTCATAGCAACCCGGCATAATTCCTACAACGCATCTTCTAACAGTGTGGTGCAAGACATTGCCATTCTGTCTGGATTCGATACGGTTGGCAGTAATCAGGTAACGCCCGGATATATCTATTACAGGGGTGACATATACGGGTTCCGCACTGATAACAACCTGACACTTGGGGGTTATCTCATCGCAACAAAGACAAATACAACGCTTCGAACGACGAAAGAAGGGACGGATTTTTACGCCTATACCACTTGCGAACTCACCGTATCTGCCAGTGCGGGCGCATCCGGCACCACTGTGGGAGCTTTTACCGCTGCCAACATTGCCATCTGGAAAACTTTCACCCCGACATCCGAGGGCCTCACCATACCGGCGGGCTTCATCACGAATACGATGCTGGGCAATAAGGTCGTAAAAGGAGATAATATTGCGGACAGTACGATCCAGAATAGGAGTATGGCAGCAAATAGCATCGGTACCTCCCAGCTTCAGGATGGAGCGGTAGCAACTGATAATATTGCAAACAAATCAGTTGTATTCAGTAAATTAGGGTCAGATGTCGTTAGTCGAATATCCCATGCAGCCCCGTCTTTCTTATCATATACGTTCCTTGGCGGCAAATTAACCGTATATAAGGAATCTCACAGTAATATTTGGCATATAAAATATTCCAGCCCCACAGCTGTTGCCCCAACAAATAATGCTTCTATGTTGCTTGGGACTATAGCAGGTCCGGGATCGACGGAGTTTCTTGCAATGATTCAGCGTAATTATCCGCAGGGTTATATGTCATCGATATTTACATCCGCCTCCAATTATTTGTTCAAAGTCCAAATAGGTTCGGATGGAATTGTCAAGGCCTTATTTCATTTTGCAAAACCACCTATAACGTCCAATACTCCCGGTATAGAAATGCACGATACGATTATTGGGGTATGAAAAAAAGAGGGGTTTAATACCCCTCTTTTTGTTTCAGCACATCTGCGATTAAATCCATACAGTCTGTGGTTCCGAAGCGCGACAACTCCTCTCTGGTTGTCGGAGGCGTAAACCGCAGGACACTCCAGCCCAATGATGTAGCCGAATTATACTTCTCCATGTCTTTGACCATTCCCAGAGGTCTGTTATGACGCCCGAAAGCGAAGATATTGCCTTCGATCTCCACTGCAACCTTATGCTGCGGACACGCATAGTCGAATCGCCACAACCTTTTGGGATGGAAGCGGTACTCCCGAACCCAATCACTTCCGGTCGTTCGATTTAGAACTTGCTGTATTATGTCTTTCCCGTTGTCTGCTTGTCGGTTCCCGTTTGGTTTCTGTACCTGCCGACGAGCCATTCGAATTATAGTAATATTTACGATCCTTTGTTTCGCGTGTCGTGCCTGCGACCTTTCCCTTCGAATCCTTGATTATTTCCCGATCCCCTGTTTTGTGGACGGTGTACTTCACGCGTCCGGAAGCGTCTTTGACAACGCGCGTCTCATTCGGATTTTGAGCGCAGCAAAGCGCTGTGGCCGCAAATACGGCAAAAAGGGTAAAAATAATTCGTTTCATAGTCTATTCCAATGTTTGCGAGCAAAACATCCGCTCGTGTTTCAGTCTTGAAGAAATAGCCGTTAAATCGTTCTCTACGGAGGGATCATAAATACCGGCCCGCACGGTGTCGTTGATGAATCGGATGATCTCACCCAGTTCACGGTCCGTGTCCGCTACCATATTCCGCCAGTCCACAACGCTTAACTGCTCCTCGCACATCGAATGCCGCAGAAACTGTGAGGGCGCATGAAAGGGGACATCCCCAGCCTGTACAATCAATTCCCCGACCGTATCGCTTGCCTCTTTCAAAACATCGTATATTTGATCGAACTGCAAATGCCACGAGCGGAATTTCTCTCCTTTCAGTGTCCAGTGGCGCCCTTTGACGTTGGTTTTGACAATTTCGAGCGTACAGAGCAACTTTTGTAATTCCTCGGTCATATTTCGTTATATTTAATACGGGTAATCATCTTCATTTATTGCGCTGGCGTGTCCGGTGGACGGGGCTTCTGATTTCAGTTTGGCCCTCCGCCCACTGCCGCAGAAGATGGTGGGCGCTTTTGCGTCGAACTCTTCTTTAGTTTTACGAACAACGACAAAATGGCTGTTCCCATACTGATCTACGCCTCCTTTGACGGCAATGACCGACAAATTAACAACCATTCCCACCTTGCCGTCCTGACGCGCAACTTCCCTGATTCTATCGCGTGGAATTTTGTCTAATCGCAGGACAATATTGATAATTTCACTCATAAATTGATGGTTATTATGAAACAAAGATAGGTTTATCCGTAGTAATTCAAAACAGGTTGCCTGTCCGTTCGATTTCATTTTCCAGAATCTCTTCCGCCTTGCGTATGTCCCGCTGCAACTCCTCCAGCCGGGTGATCTGTTCTTCACTCATGCGTGGACACCCCGAGAGCCAGCTGCTGTAATTGGGCGTACTAATTTTGCCGCAGGCGATACTCCCCACCCGCAGACAGTAATCGTAATACTTTACAAACTCATCTTCCGGAGCGTCCCGGTCTATGTCGGTGATGATGTCATCCATCCCAACTATATAGTCCGCGCATTCGGTGATCCCGCCGACATCGCCGCCGACCCAGCTCCGCGTAGCATCCTCATAATCATAGCCGTGTTTCTCGCAAAAAGCCTGCAAATAGGCGTTGCAGGCTTTTTCGTAGTCTGATTTGAGTTTCGTGTTCATAGATATTCTTGGTTAGTCAAAATGCACAGAGCATCTTACTCATTTTCGTGAATCGGCCGCCAGCCGATAATCTTATGACCAATACCAGCCCATCCGGGATACACATATATCCACCATTCAGAACGGTCATATTTAACAGTGACAAATGGAAGTTTCTTATCAGAGGTTTTACACAACACGAGTTGTCCATTTTGCGGCAGCTCCTCTTTCGGATCACGCCAGCGGGTCAATTCCTCATATTCGAAATTAGCGCCAACAACACAGGCGGATGTAACGATATTTTCAAAAGTTACATGGTCTTCATTGAATTGATCAAGTTCGACCCAGGCATTGGCCACATATTCTTGTATTCTTTCCTCAATTGTTTTCATTTCTCATTGTTTTTGAAATATTCGACGATCTCCTCGACTGTAGCCTTGCGGTAATAACCTGATGGTACATCTACAAAAGAATCGAATCGCGTATGTTCGTTAAAAATAAGCCGTCTAACCCCATTTTTACTCTCATTAGTCGGATATTCCGTATATGAGTACCATTGCTCCTGATCGTTCTCGTTGTTCATCGCCGCCAGCGCCCTGAACAGCTCGATGTTGGTGCCGCAGTCTATGCAATTCAAGGCGGTGAATGTTTGTGCGTCATGAGCCACGCCGACACAATAAGTGTCACATATTACCTTATCGCCTAATCTCTCTTCTTGTGGGGGATAAATATATTCATAGCCAATATGCATACACCACTCGATCACATCTTTTCGCTTCTCCGCATCCTCGACGCGGACAAAGCAAGGGGTTGTGAATTTCATTCCTCGTTCAGTCTTTGTTTGAATGCGTTTAATGCACTACAATCGGGGCAATTTCCCCCATTACTTGTTTGTATTGAGTAAATTGGACAATCCTTGCAAAATGCTTCGATAGCTTTATTCCACATTCTTTCCTCGGCTTCCTGCTCGGCGAGTTCGGCTGTAGTAGTCATTGCCGTTCGAAGTTGCCATTTGCCGTGGTCAGACAAATCGGCTACAATATGTTTCATAGCCCTGTCAATAAACTCCTGGGCCTTTTTTCTTTTCATACTCCTTTTTCAATGCCTTAATCGTTTCCACAAAATCTTCCACTGTATGAGTAGGGGTTATCCCGAATCTACGACAAAAATCATCCTCTTCGTCATAGTCGCATAGCCAATACTCATAGTTATTCGCCAATATCGCCTTATGCCGAAGCCCGCAAATCAAAGGGGAGCCTCGTCGTAATCCAAGCGTTTTCATTTTCACATGGAAATAGGGGTCAGCGCTTTGATACAAGTACGGCGCTCCAAAAAGCGCAACTCCAAACACTTCGCCTTTCATTGCTCACCTCCTTTCAGAAATTTGGGGTTGTCGTGGATGTTGCCGATGATCTTCGCATCATGTTTCCGGAGTGACCAGTGCAGCCCCCAAAGATGGCCACCGCGTAAGGGTATGATATAATACGCATCTTCCTCAAAGAGAACCCGGCCAATTATCTCTGCGTTGAAATCAGTTTCGGGTATTTCCATCACATCCCCCCCCCTCGTAAATCTCCTTACCGTTCTTGTCTTTCAGCCCCGTGAACTCGCCGACGGTGGCAGGATCGACCGCGTATTTATCAATCCCTTCCGGCGCAGGATCGAGGAAGATAAACCAATGGCCGTTCATTCGAAGAAGGTCGCCCTCGATCCATTCCCCGTTGTCGAGGCGCTTGCCCCGGAATTTAATTTCTCTCATATTTCAAAATGTTTGAAAGTTTTGCAATGTTCGGCAGCGAATCTTGCTGTTTCACCAATTCAAATTCGTAAACTACTCGTAAAGATCGTTGAACATTACTTTTTTCATTTCCTCCGATCGTTTTGAATCTCCTCAATATCGGGGTTGTCGGCCTTGCTTTTGTCGAAAAAGCGGATTCCGCCATTGATATACAGTGTGTCGATATTCATCCCCTGCTTCAACAAATCGTAGATTCCGGTTGTCGCTATCCCAATTGCAATGACGGAGATAGTAAGAATAACCAATATTACGCCCCATACAATCGAGCGATAGGGGGCCCCGTATATAATACCACGTAAAACAATTGTCAGTGTTCCAATAAGAAAACTTGTAAGTAAGCGTTTTTTCATTTCCTTTCGTATTCGTTTATCGTTTCAAAAATCTGCAATGCCACCTGCGGGACTATGGCGTTTCCGCAGGCTTTGACGGCTTCCCGGCGCCACAGAGGAAAGGCGATACCAGCCAATTCGCCGGGAAACCCATCATCTCCGCCACATACAGG